CGGTGATACCCCTCACCTCGTCTGATTTCCTATAGTATAAGGCATCAGCAGCGGATGGCGACCAGTAGTGTGCCAGATATATAAGCGGCACAGTCGCTGTGGAATTCGCCCTGATCTGGTTCATTATGGGTTCAGTTCAAACCAAGGACATGACCGCAGACAACATCGCCGCAGTTTTCGCCCTCTCCACCGCTGCTGAGCGCCAGGTCCACGCTACATGGTACGACGACGCCCGTGCTGCTGCTCTCGCCATCGCTGACGCCACCGGGTTGAACCTAGAGCATGTTGTGGGCGTGATCGCTGCGCTGTCACCTAACAACCGCTGGGAGCGCAACCTGGTGGACGCTGAGAACGTCTGCCGCACTTGGGTAGCAGATCCGGAGTCTGCTGCCAGTGTTAAAGTTTGCACCTACGGCAAAATGTTAGAGAAGGCGATTAAAGTTCTCAAGACTGAGAATAATCTGGACGTAGATTCGATCCCCGGTATCCTTAACGGGCGTAAAATCACATCATTCTATCAATGCATCATGGGTGATCAGGATGATGTTTGTGTTGATGGTCACGCTTATTCTATCTGGATTGGTGATAGATTGACCATGAAACAAGTGCCTAACATTGGTAAGAAGTTGTACCAAACAATCACTAACGATTACATTCAAGCGACTCACATCATCAACGCTCGTTATCAACTTACCCTGAAACCTTATCAAGTTCAAAGTATCACCTGGAATGCATGGAAGAGAATCCACGGAGTCTGATCGCTTCGTTATCACTTAAGGCAGTAGGTTAAATGTTACTTACTGCCTCGTCCTTAAGTTACAACAATTCTAAAAATTTGAGATTTCAAAATATAAAAATTTTCTTGTTTTATATCTTTATTATTATTACTTTGTAAAAATGATTTGAAAAATATAATGATATCGAAAAAGTGCGGATTTCCGCCCTTGTCTGATAACCTACTTTACCGCCTATTTTTCACCTTGCAACCCCAAATCAGCAGACCCTGATAACATTTAGATTCGCAACTTTCGGGGTTGACAGTATGAGACTCACGTAAGATTCACCAGGTCAACTATATTTTGACATTTTGAAATATGATAATTTTGGCAGTTTATTTTGTTTTATGTTTTATGCGTGCCCGTGCCTTAGCGGGTTAAAAAAGCATGGGTCCCCCTAACCTACAGAGGTGACAATTCGAGTGTGCTATAATACCCTAGAAAAAATTTCTGCTGGCCAAAAATGACCTCTGAAACCCCCACTGAGAAAAAAAATTCCGACCCAGAAAATCCCACTGTACCCCTCGTACTAAGCCTCGTAGCGTGTCTATGTTTTGCGCTTTCGATTATTGCAGCGGGGTATGTTCATGGGCATATGAGTATTTCGGCGGTGTTTAAAAACCTTGGATGATATATAAAGGCAAAAGATAAAATACAATGAAAGTAAGTTTAGACAACTATGAAAAGGAGATTCTGATCGAAACGATTGAGTTTCGTTTAGATAATGACGATAAACTCATATTAGATGATAGGATGAGAGATGACATCAAAGACATCCTGGAGAAAGTTGAAGATGCATACGTATAACATTTCACACAATGGTATCATAGTATTTGAGAGAGTACCGGAGGAGGAAGTTGAGAAACACCGGGAAGCGATCAAAAATTTCATATGGATGGGAAGTAGTAAGAAACCAGAAGAGATTGAAGAGGATATCGAAGTCACACTAAATAGTTCAACCATTGCATGAATTGAGTGTCAGTGGTATAATAGTAATGTAACCGTTTCATTTTTATGGCTAAAGGATTCACAGTAAAAGCTGCGGCACCTGCAAAGAAGAAGACAGAAGAGTTTGACATTGCAGCAGCGAGAGAAATGATTAGAGGTAAGGCAGTTGTATTCTGTCTACCTGGTAGGGGAGTATCCTACACGTATCTGAAGAACTTCGTACAACTGTGCTTTGACTTAGTACAGAACGGTGCAAGTATTCAGATTTCACAAGACTATAGTTCCATGGTGAACTTCGCACGGTGTAAGTGTCTTGGTGCGAATGTTCTTCGTGGTCCTGATCAGAAACCATGGGATGGTAAACTGAAGTATGACTATCAGTTGTGGATTGATAGTGATATTGTATTTGATACTGAGAAGTTCTATCGTCTGGTTGCAATGGACAAGGATATTGCTGCTGGTTGGTATTGTACTGAGGATGGTCGAACGACAAGTGTCGCCCACTGGTTAGAGGAAGGCGATTTCCGTTCCAATGGTGGTGTGATGAACCATGAGACCATTGAGTCGATGAGCAAGCGTAAGAAACCATTCACGGTAGACTACACTGGATTTGGATGGGTTCTGATTAAGAATGGCGTCTTTGAGAGTTTACCTTACCCGTGGTTTGCTCCGAAGATGCAAACCTTCGAATCAGGAGAGGTCCAAGATATGTGCGGAGAGGATGTGAGTTTCTGTCTCGATGCCATTGAGAAAGGATTTGATATCTGGTGTGACCCTCTGATTCGTGTGGGCCACGAAAAGACCCGAGTGATCTGATGTCCGGTTATGTCCTGATGCTATCTTATAGTAGTGCTTGGAGTCCGGAAAAAAACCCCGTAAAAAACCCCGTCGTTAAAAAAATTTCGAAATTATGGCAAAACTTAAAAAGTCTCTAACTGGTGACAACATGATCGAGTCTCGCCCCAAGAAGACTCGTCAAGGTGCAGGACAACACACGAAGTATGCTGCATCTTCTGGTAACAAAGCAAAGAAGCGTTATCGTGGGCAAGGTCGTTGACATACGATTTAACTCTTTACACCTACCTCGCACCCAGCAAAGTCTGTAGTGGGGTGGGCGTTTTTTCTTTATGTGATATTCCAAAAGGAACTGTTATTTGGAAAAAACGTCAAGAAGCAGTTAAAGTTCCATGGAATAAAATACCGAAATGGATGGATAAAAATATCGTATCTTTAACGTGGTGCGATAAAGAAGGATTTTGGATTGATTGTGATCTTGATAGAATCTATCAGGCATACTATGTGAATCATTCAGATGATCCGAATTTAGGTGTCAATGATGAAGAGTATTATATTGCAATTCAAGATATTAAAAAAGATGAAGAATTGTTGTATAGATATTCTAGAGAAGAAATGGATTGGTTATGAGTAGACTAATTACCAATTTACCAGCAGTTCATACTTGGGTCCGTAAAGAATATCTTTGTGATCACGAGTATGGACATGGTGAATTTGTTAAAGGTATATGGATCGCTGCTAAAAGCCTTCCAGGACGTGCCTTTTACTTTGAAACATATCTACCAGACTATGCGGCAATGTTTGATAAGTTGCCGATTTCCGCCTTTGTATCAGA